CGGGAGAACAATGCCGTCTGAAACCTTATATATTGCGTCCCTAAGAAGGGGTGATTAACAAAAATTAACGCCCTTTACTTTCTACAAGTAACAGGGCTTTTTTTTGCCCGTTTTTGAGGATTCGCAAATGGGAGATAAGCAAGGGATGACAAAGGCGGTTGCCGGCGTGATGACGGACGCGCCGGCGGACGGCAGGAAGCCGGCAACCGCTTCGAATCTTCCCCCCCCTTATCTAACAGGGGGGGTACAGAAACCGAAACGGCGGGCAGGGTTCAGGAAGTCTTCGAATGTTACGAAACGTACATAACGGACGGTAAAGGAAACCTGTTAGGCGTTCCTCTTAGGCGCGGTGTATCAGATTCGGCTTTCATTGACCAAATCACATTTTCAATTCATGAAGACACGTTTTTCCATGTTTATGGACTTTCGTTTGATTTGTTCGATGATGACGATTTCATACGCGCGGCTTCCGCCAAGATGGAGGAAATTTTCGGATTCGGAATCATTGAAAAAGCCAAGCATTCGGGCGGGCGTTTCTATGAAGGCTGCTGGCTGATGGGAACGGAAAATGCCCAATACGGGCGCGTCCATTACGGCGGCCAACGTGAAACGATGTTGGTTGAATTGACGGCGGTAGGCTGCAATGCTGCAAATATTGGATGGGAATCAAGGCTTTTTGATTTTCTGACAAATGCGATTCGTCCAAAAATAACGCGCGTTGACATTGCAAAAGACTTTTTCAACGGAGAGTACAGCCCGAATCAGGCAAGAGAAGACCGCAATAAAGGTTTGTTTACGTGCCATCACGTCAAACCGAAGGGCGAGTGTCTTGGTTCTGATTGGGAGGAAGAAGACGAAGCCAAAATGACGAGCGGCAAAACCTACGGCATAGGTTCGCGTGAGTCTTCAAAATATGTACGAATCTATGAAAAAGGCAAGCAGCTTGGCGATAAAACAAGCACATGGACGCGCTTTGAAATCGAATTCAAAGCGAAAGACATTGTAATTCCCTTTGAAGTCTTACAGACACCGGGCGAGTATTTCGGCGGAGCATACCCGATTTGCGAACGGTTTACAGGCAGTGCAAACCGTATTGAAGCGGTCAAAAGCAAGATCATGATTGATTTCGATACCTATATAGAACGACTGAAAAAGCAAATCGGACGAGGAATCAATGCATCGAAAGCAGTGTTTCCGGACAAATCCAAACAAGAATTGTTTGAAGTGCTTGAGCCGAAACATGATTTTTTGCCTAAAAAACTGAGCTTCGAGAATTACGATTGCAGCGAGGCAAAGCTAACGCCACTGCATGAAATTCCGTCCGTTCTAAAATTTGACCAATACGGCATGTGGATGGATCGATATATTCAGCGTCAAAAAAGAGGGGAAGAGCAGCGTTATTTAGAGAAGATGTATGACAAATACGCAAATTTACCGATTTCATGGGCTTAAAGTGTCTGCCCGAAAGACGTTTAATCACACAAGGAAACCAAAAAATGAACATCCAACTTCAAGGCCACATCGTCGGCGTTAAAAAATTCAACGGACAAATCGAAGGCAAGAGCTTCGACTATTGCCGCCTGATTGTCGCCACACCCTTAGACAGCTCCCAAGGCAACGCATTGGGCAGCTCTACTACTGAATACGATTTCGGCGGCTCTGCCAATTTCGAGCAGTTCCGAAACGCCCAATTTCCGATCGAAGCAAACCTGAACGTGGAAATCGTCACTACGGGCAAAACTCAAAAACTGAAAGTCATCGGTTTTCAACTCGTTAAGAAAGGCTGATTGAATGCAGAAAGTCTATGTTGTCCAGTCCGTATCAACAGGGGACTTTCTGTATCTCTCTCCTGAAACGGGCGACATCGGACATACCAAATTAATTACCAATGCCGATTATTTCTACGACTTCGAAGAAGCGGTTAACGCAGGTTTGGAAGAAATCGGCAACCAATGCGAATTTGTCGTATTCGGATTTTTGAAAGACTGATTTTCGGATGTTCGGCGGTCGTCTGAAAAACTCTCCATCCATTACCGCCAAACACTTTTTGAAGGAAAATATCATGAAATTTATTAACACCTGCCGTAAATACGGCGCAAAACTGGCTGTTGTAACAGCCGCCCCGCTGGCTTTGGCGGCACAGGCAAACGCAGCGTTGCCCGAAACGGCAAAAAACGCTTTGGAAGCCGCAAAAGCGGACGGTATGGAAGCCGGTTGGATTGTAGTGGGCGTTTTCGCCGCGCTTTTTGTATTTTCCATCGTTAAGAGGGTGATGAAGTAAGGCGGCATGTACTGCCAAGTCGGAAATAAATGTCTTGAGAAGCACCGGGCCGAAAACCTTTATTTCAGCTTGGTAGTACCAAGAATCAAAGAAAACGGACAGATAATCAGGCCGGAATATAACGGCAGCATGTGGAAGATGTCGGACGGTCAGCCGCTAAGGCTTTCATTGGCGGAATGCAGTCCGAAAGACAACCTGCAAAGCGGTCTTGAAACAGGCCGGATAGTATTCGGCGTCCTCGCGTCCGTTTACTTTGTTTCCCTGCTGAAAAAGGTTTTGAAATGATGGATTTTTATTTCTATCTCGGCGTTGCCGTCCCCGTATTAATCGGGGCGGTTCTGTTTAAGGATTGAGCGCATGAAGTTATGGTGTCAAAATCAGGCTTTCAAAACAACCTTTGAAAGGCAGAACCATGAACAAGCCGTTTATCACGCAGGCGCAGTTGGCACTTTATAAATATCAGCCGTCAAGCGAGTATTTTGGGCAATCGATGGCGGTTATAGCGCAATCTGAATTTGTTGAATTTGCGAAGATTAATAAGTCTGAAAATGTTATTGATTGTTTCTCTTTTTTCTGGAATAGAAGAATCAAACATGACATTTGGTTAATATCATTTCCTGATAATTCGGAAATGGTAATTAAAGAATCCTTGAACGATGGTCACAAAACATACAAATTTGAATTTTGCGAAATTGTCGATAATTGCAATTTTGATGATGTATTCGTTTGAAGCGAATGCAAATGCAGTAAAAATATCTGAAACTCTTTCGGTTGATACCGGACAAGGCGCGAAAGTTCATAAGTTCGTTCCTAAATCAAGTAATATTTATTCATCTGATTTAACAAAAGCGGTAGATTTAACGCATATCCCCACGGGCGCAAAAGCCCGAATCAACGCCAAAATAACCGCCAGCGTATCCCGCGCCGGCGTATTGTCGGGGGTCGGCAAACTTGTCCGCCAAGGCGCGAAATTCGGCACAAGGGCGGTTCCCTATGTCGGAACAGCCCTTTTAGCCCACGACGTATACGAAACTTTCAAAGAAGACATACAGGCACGAGGCTGCCGATACGATCCCGAAACCGACAAATTTGTAAAAGGCTACGAATATGCTAATTGCCTTTGGTACGAAGACGAAAGACGTATTAATAGAACCTATGGCTGCTACGGCGTTGACAGTTCGATTATGCGCCTTATGCCCGATCGCAGCAGATTCCCCGAAGTCAAACAACTGATGGAAAGCCAAATGTATAGGCTGGCACGTCCGTTTTGGAATTGGCGTAAAGAAGAACTGAATAAATTAAGTTCTTTGGATTGGAATAATTTTGTTTTAAATCGTTGCACATTTGATTGGAACGGCGGAGGTTGTGCGGTCAATAAAGGTGATGATTTCAGAGCTGGGGCTTCTTTTTCCCTTGGCCGCAATCCGAAATACAAAGAAGAAATGGATGCCAAAAAGCCGGAAGAGATTTTATCGTTGAAAGTCGATGCCGATCCCGACAAATACATAGAGGCAACCGGATATCCCGGTTATTCCGAAAAAGTAGAAGTCGCACCCGGAACAAAAGTGAATATGGGGCCCGTCACGGACAGGAACGGGAATCCCGTTCAGGTTGCCGCAACATTCGGCAGGGACGCGCAAGGCAACACCACGGCGGATGTTCAAGTAATCCCGCGTCCCGACCTCACGCCCGCAAGCGCGGAAGCACCTCACGCACAGCCGCTGCCCGAAGTATCGCCCGCGGAAAACCCCGCAAACAACCCGGACCCCGATGAGAACCCCGGCACGCGTCCCAATCCCGAACCCGACCCCGATTTGAATCCCGATGCAAATCCCGATACGGACGGACAGCCCGGAACAAGCCCCGATTCCCCGGCCGTTCCGGACCGCCCAAACGGCAGGCATCGCAAAGAAAGGAAAGAAGGCGAAGACGGCGGGCTTTCGTGCGATTATTTTCCGGAAATCCTAGCCTGTCAGGAGATGGGCAAACCTTCGGACCGCATGTTTCACGATATAAGCATACCGCAGGTTACAGACGATAAAACATGGTCTTCACATAACTTTTTACCGTCTAACGGCGTATGTCCGCAGCCGAAAACCTTTCATGTTTTCGGCAGGCAATATCGGGCAAGCTATGAACCGTTGTGCGTGTTTGCCGAAAAAATCCGGTTTGCCGTACTGCTCGCCTTTATCATTATGTCGGCTTTTGTCGTTTTCGGTTCGTTGGGGGGGGAATAAATGCCATTACTTTCCGGCCTGATTCCACTTTTAGGCATACTTCTGAAAATGCTGATTGTCAGAATCATCCTTGCAACAGGTCTGACATTCGTAACCTATGCCGGGTATCTCGCCGCACTGGAAAAGTTCAAAGGCTACACGGCAAATGCGATCAATTCCATGCCTTCCGACATATTGAACCTTCTTTTAATTTCGGGATTCGGTCAGGGGTTGGGCTGCCTGTTCGGCGCATTCTCGTTCTTCATTGGTATGCACGCATTCAAAAAACTGACGTTTGTCTTTCCGGGATGAGGTAGAAGCATGATTTATCTGTTTACGGGAAACATGGGGGCAGGCAAAACCCCCCGCGTCGTCTCTATGATTTTGAACAACGAAGACGGATTGTTCAAAATGGAATTGGAAGACGGCACGGAGGCAGACCGGCCGCTTTATTTCTGCCATATCGACGGATTGGACAAACGAAAATTCAATGCCCGCGAACTGGCGGAAGGGCAAATCATGTCCGCCCCGCTTCGTGATGTCATACCGGAAGGCGCGGTGCTGATTGTTGGCGAAGCGCACTACACTTACCCGGTACGCGCGGCAGGCCGTCCCGTTCCGCCCTATATTCAGGAACTGACAGAACTCCGCCATCACGGGCATACCGTCATTTTGATGACGCGGCACCCGAGCCAACTTGATATATTCGTCCGCAACCTTGTTTCAAAGCATGTACACCTTGAACGCAAGGCAATCGGCATGAAACAGTATTATTGGTATAAATGCGTAACCTCGTTGGACAATCCGGCAGGCGTGAGCGGCGTAGAAGCCGCAAATTGGAAACCGCCTAAAGAAGCCTTCAAATACTATAAATCCGCAAGCCGGCACCAAAAGTTCAAGAAAAAAGTGCCTTGGGCGGTTTGGGCGTTGATTGCGGTTGTAGGGTTTGTAGGCTGGAAAAGTTACGGCATGTTTCAAGTTTACAGCAAAGCCACAGACAGCCGGATTGAGCAGGAAGCGCAAAAAGAAAGCGTTGTGCAGACGATGACGGAGCAGACGGCATCATCAGAAACAGCGCCTTTTGAGCATTCCGACAATCTGAAACCTGAAGACTTTGTGCCGACTTTGCCCGAAAAGCCCGAAAGCAAGCCTATTTATAACACAGTCCGACAAGTAAAAACCTTTGAGCAAATCGCCGGATGCATAGACGGCGGAAAATCAGATTGCACATGCTATTCAAATCAAGGAACACCCTTGAAAGAAATAACAAAGATAATGTGTAAAGAATATGTGAAAAACGGGTTGCCTTTCAATCCTTACAAGGACGAACGGCAAAGGACGGAACAGGCGGCACAGTCCGCGAAAGCGGACAAGCCCCAAGTTCTCGTAATGGGCGGAAAGTCCTAATAAAATTTAATGTACGACAACTGAAGAGCGCGGAAAACCGTTTGAAGGAATCGGCGGCGGAGTCGTAAAGCAGAAAGTTCTTTTTAAAATCATATTCTGAATACTAAATCTGAGGATGTCATGATTCACAAACCAAGATATATCAAAATTGTAGATGAAAACGGGGATTTCACACGTGTTCTCCGTCTCCATAAGTTCCCGGACACGTCGAAAGTTTTTTATTTCGAGCCTATGTTCTGGCTTAAAGATGGTCGGGTTGCCCGGAAAGACAGTTTGTTTGAAGTTGATTACATTTACGGTGCAGACGGTTGCGGGTTCTTGCCGTCAAATTTAACGGAGTTCAGAAAATATTGCCGGAAAAAGCACCAAAAGTTTAAGGACGATGAAGTTTTAGTAAACCGTTACGCGGTCGATTTTTTGGGTGCGAAGGAACCCCCATATGACGACCGCCATGTGACTTCAGTCAAATATTTTGTTTGATAAAACCAAAATCACAAATTCAGCCACTACCCCTCAGGATGGCTTGGGCGGAGTGAAGGGGGTTAACTGCTAGAATGGCTGTTTTTTTTTGGGCGTATCTCAGTCCGGAATCGCTTCGTTCGGGGGTTGTACGTGCAGGAAAATAGGGCGGAAAAAAGGAAAAGGGGGAAGCTTTGTAAAGATTGGGTGCGTTACCCAATCTTTACGAATACCCCCCTTTTCCTTTTTTATGAACTGTTTTTCAATACCGCAAACCCACTAACGGAGTGATTCCGGACTGAGATACGCCTAAAAAAAATCAGACATTCGGGTCGCAACAGGAATCTTTACCAAAACCTGCAACCCAAATAAAATCAGACACGGCAAAGGAATAGCTACCCTTTGCCGAAACCGTCCAGCCTGAACAAACCACAAACTTAAAGTTTGATGACGAGAATAGGCGGGCGGTTTTCTTGTTTGTGAAATTGAGTAGTATCAAAGAACACAGATTCTGAATAGATAAGGGTAATCCCATGCGTAACACCGTAGGATTGGACATATCCAAGCTGACATTTGACGCAACGGCCATGGTCGGCAAAACGGAGCATTCGGCAAAGTTTGACAACGATTCAAAAGGTTTAGATCAGTTTTCGGACCGGTTGAAAAGCTTGGGATATCAGAATCTGCATATCTGCATGGAGGCAACCGGCAGTTATTATGAAGAAGTTGCCGACTACTTCGCGCAGTATTACAGCGTTTACGTAGTGAACCCGCTGAAAATAAGCAAGTATGCAGAAAGCAGGTTCAAGCGAACCAAAACAGACAAACAGGATGCAAAGCTGATAGCGCAGTATTGCCGGTCGGCGAAAGAAAGCGAGCTTGTAAAGAGGCAGAAGCCTACGGACGAGCAATACAGGCTTTCACGGATGACCGCAGCATACGCGCAAATCAAAAGCGAATGCGCGGCAATGAAAAACCGTCATCACGCGGCAAAAGATGAAGAAGCGGCCAAAGCATATGCGCAAATCATCAAAGCCATGAATGAACAGCTTGAAGTTTTAAAGGAGAAGATAAAAGAGCAGACGGAGAAGCCTAACTGCAAGGAAGGCGTGAAGCGTCTTGAAACCATACCGGCAATAGGCAGAATGACCGCAGCCGTATTGTTTCATCATCTAACATCTTCGAAATTTGAAACATCAAACAAATTTGCAGCATTCGCAGGCTTAAGCCCGCAACAAAAAGAATCCGGGACAAGCGTAAGGGGAAAAGGCAAACTGACCAAGTTTGGCAACAGGAAATTACGCGCCGTCTTGTTTATGCCGGCCATGGTCGCATACCGGATAAGGGCATTTCCCGACTTCATCAAAAGGCTGGAAGAAAAGAAGAAGCCTAAAAAAGTCATCATCGCAGCATTGATGCGTAAACTCGCCGTTATTGCGTATCACGTACATAAGAAAGGCGGAGATTACGATCCATCGCGTTACAAATCGGCGTAAATCCCGAAAGGAAAAAAGGCATTTTTTAAATGCCTGCTTTGCCGCGTCTGAAATCCGGTGAATTTTCAAATATTGAAATTCAATGGGTTGAAAATGAATTGTAAAGATGCTGTTGTCAATTAAAGTAGTATCTCGTCATTCCCGCAAAAGCGGGAATCCAGATCATTGGGTAGCGGCAATCTTCAAAAGTCGTCTGAAAAATCAGAAGTTCTAGATTCCCGTTTTCACGGGAATGACGGAATTTCAGACGGCATCCTCCCGCCCCGTCATTCCCGCGCAGGCGGGAATCTAGTCCGTTCGGTTTCAGTCATTTACGATAAATTCCTGTTGCCTTTCATTTCCGGATTCCCACTTTCGCGGGAATGACGG